CGAGCATTCACGTCGTTCGACGTCTAAGTCGAATTCGCCCGGGGTGCAATGCACCCCGGGCGCCTGTCAGAATCTTCATTCTGATAGGGCCGTGAATTATTGCCATCTCTGACCGCCGGTACATTACCGGAGGATTTAACCTACGTAAGTAGGCACCCACGTCATCGCGAACCGGAGTTGATACCGGATCGGAGACTTCTCTAAGTGACCTCGTCCTCTGCCAAGCAGAGGAACGTGGTAGAACTTGAGAAGTGCAGCATAACCATCTAGCGCATCCCGTCTTTTCTTCGGGATGAGCGTAAGCCCTCGAGTTTCGAAGGCTTGGAGGTCGCGATTCCAACGAGTCGGATTCGCGGCATCTAGACGAGAATGCCACCCTAACGAACCTGACTTTTGCCCTACAAGCGGAAGAGCTATTCCTAATCGCTCTTCAACTTCATTGGCTAAGCAGGTGGAGAACTCGTATAGACCACGCATCCAAGCTTGGTTGCTGGTAGCCACGAGTCCCCCAATAACGTTGGGCTCTGATGACGTTGAGTCTGGGCGGGATCGCAAATAGATTGGGGTTACTTCTTCCCCTCTCCACGCGTCGACTCCACAGCTTTCTTTGAAGTTTCCTTCAAGGAAGCTCTTGCCGATGTTGATTTTAAGGCCAACATCTTCAAGCCAGCTCACACACTGACGTGCATACCTCGTATCTACGATAATATCATCACCGTAGACACGGATAAGACGAGACGCGCGCCTTACGTTCCAGTAAGTTGGGGAGATCCCCTTCTGATCCAGTATAGCTGCGATGCAAACTACCGCAAAACAGATAGACTGAACTGGAAACGTAAGAGCGTTACCCATTCCGGCAAATTTACTCAGGTCTGCTTCCATGAGTTTGGGAGCCACAACTCGAGTAGAACGGCAATCCATCATATGGTCGAAGAATCGGCCATGATGTCCAAATACGACCTCAACGAGCTTGACGCTCAAGAGATCGGACGCAGACTTCAAATCGATGGTTGCCCAGGTGTCGTAACGGGAGCCTTCCAAAGCAAGTTGTTGATTCTTGCTTTGGTCGGTAAGAGCTAGACAGTTACTTAAAATCTTGCATTGGTCTATCGCAGACCTCAACAAGATGTTGAGTCCTTGCTGTAAAAACTGATTCAGCATTGGCTCAACGGTAATTGTTCGTCGCGATGTCGAATTCTTCGGCACCGTGATTAGTCTAGCTGTGCGTCTCGAAGCCTGTATTTGATCCGATCCAGAATTCCTGATGGAATCCCAGATCGGGGCAAGGGAATTTAGATGAGCGACGTCGTCGATAACGACTCTTTCGGAGAGATCCGTCAGAGATACTTCGAAATCGGCGTAGCCATACTCATCTAAATCGAAATCAGCGTTCTTGACTGACTTCGTAAGTTCAGACCATTTCTGGTTCGAACTTAAACCTTCAAATACAGCACCGGGGCCGTGCTTGAATTGTGCGAGATTCAAATCGTCAGAACTCAACGAATTGAGCACAATTCGAGACACGCGTGAGATGAGATGTTGGTGCCGATCAGGTATAACAACCTGGCGGGCAACATCATCGGTCTCAAAAAACGACGCAACAGCCTTCTTGTGAAGAGTTTCCTCGTCACGCGAAGGCATCGTCGTCTTCTTAAAGAGGTAAAGCATCTCTCTGAGACACTTTATGACGTCACAAGTGACGTCCTCTTTAAGCTCCCCAGTGAACGGTTCGAATACTTCGCAGAACATACCTGAGAGAAATCTCGGGATTGTTCCCCCTTGGATTGTCTTAAATCCTTCGGGGCAGGCGAACTTGCCGACAGAGATGCCCAAAGTTAGTGCATCTCCCAAAGCAGGTAAAGCTCTGGTTAGGAAACCATAGCCTTCGTTTTCGAACCTTGACTCGAGCGTAACAAGATCACGCTCGAGGCCTTTCACATCAGGTAGAAGTCTGCCAAAGTCTTTCAGCAGACAACTTAGGAGTACTATCGGACTTTTCATCGCATCCTCCATGAGGTAGTCGATTCCGAGTCGAAGGCTCCTGATCAACCGCTAATGGCGGTCGTACACTTAATCCGTTGCTAAACGGATTAGCTGGCAATGATGGGTAGGAACATGCTCCAAGGGCCATGGCAGAAATAGCCAGAACCCCAAAGATGATCCCCCAACGAAGCAGCCAAGAAAGTACAAAGTCAATGCCATACGCATCTGAAGGCTTCATGATTGAATCCTTTACCAGATACGTTAGCTCTGAAATTGCAACAACTTGAGTGTCGTAACCTCAGTATCATCACGGAAATCCGTGAGCGCTTTCGCAAGCGCCACCATCGCAGCATCGGTGAAACCGAAGCTTGGACGGTTGATAGTGATAGATACGGAAGCAACTTGCTTCTTCGTCAATCCAGAATACGGATCGACGGCGTTGACAGTTTGCGTCATTTGCACATAGTGCCTGTCTCCACCGCCTTTCGTGCGCTGGTGATTGATGATAACGGTATAACCGTTACCACCCGTATCTACGCGTTCGGACCCATACCCATCAGACTTCACAACCGTGAAGACAAGCTGGGGAGTGGGAGCGGCCGCGACGACGGTTACTGGATCGGGTAGCATAGGACGTCTCCTGTGAAAATGGATTTCAAGAACGAGGACTGAATGTCTTCGCTCTATTAAATTCAGCACGTTGCGCTAACAACGCACCGATGATAGACTTCTGATAAGCTGTCAAACTTGACGGCACAGAAGTTAGTTTCACATCAAGCACTGTCGCGACATCGCTACGAGTTTGACACTCGTAGTTCAACACAGAAGTGTGGCGATTCTCAAGAATTTGAGTAATCGTTTCACCACTGACGTTGAAAACATAGTTCGATGTCGTGAAGTTCGACTTTGAGCGGAACTCGGTAATGAGCTTGCCATTGGTTCGGCAAGTAATCATTCCCCAATTGACCAAACCCGGGTCATGGTTAATATTGTCGATTAATTCGACATAGTTACCAAAGCCCGTGAAGTAGTCAATAAGCCAGGTCCAGGGCACGAGATTATAGAAATCCGTGAACCTAGGCACTGCTCCGATTCGTTCCAGGAATTCCCTGTTACGAAATGTTGGCATATTAACTCTAGGAAAGTCGAAAGTTGCGTTTATAACTAATCGCAACTCCGAAGTTCTTTCGAGACGAGTTGAAGTGAACGGGTAACCGTACTCCAACCCTGATATGTCATACTCAAAGCCTGAGATGTCCTTCTCAGCCGACTCTATCTTACGAATCGACCGAAAAGTCGTCGGTTTGCCATTTCTCTTGATCAAGAAGTTGTACTTCTTGGCCATCTTTTGTGGCAACTCGACAAGCTCGCTAACGTCTTTATGAAATTGCTTCCAACCGAAGTGAAAACTTAGGTATTCACTCGGTATGTTCTTCGCTACGGCCGTGAGAGAGAAAATACTGTCTCGCAGTTTTGGCTGGGAACCTAAGGAAACAAAGAGTTGTTTGAGCTTACCACCGGTGTCCATCAACGATGCGACACTTCTAGGTAAATCTTTCAACTCCACTATGTTGCG